AAGAAAGAAGTCTCGATAAAGAAGAGATTGACCAAATAGCAGAAGAAGAATATGTCGCACAAGCAAATGAAGATGTGTTGAGATTCTACGCAGAAGAAAATCTACAAAGAGCTTTCCAATTCGACAGAAGCAAAATAGATGAAGAAAATAGAACAATTATGATTGGTGTTTCTAGCGAAGAACCAGTCGAAAGAAGATTCGGCATGGAAGTATTAGGACACAATGAAGATGAAATCGATATGGCTTTTATGTCACAAGGCAGAAGCCCATTACTACTCGACCACGATGCTACTAAGCAAATCGGTGTAGTCGAAGAGTTTGGTATCGATAAAGCAAACAAAAGAACAGTAGCTAAAGTACGCTTCTCTAAAAATCAAATGGCTGATGAAGTCTATAGAGACGTGCTTGATGGCATACGACAAAACATATCTGTTGGCTATCAAGTCAATAGTATGGAAAAAGAAGATGAAGAGAGAGATGGTGTACCCATCTATAGAGTCAATTCTTGGAGTCCTCTTGAAATTAGTGCTGTTTCAATTCCAGCAGACCAAAGCAGGTTAGTCGGCTTCGCTAGGTCACACGAAAAGAAACCACAAATTAAGATTAACCCAAATTCTAACAAGGAAAGAAAAATGGAAAACGTAGAAAATACAACTCCAGAAGTGAACCTTGAAGATATGAAGAGAGACTTTGCTAAAGAAGCAAAAGCTATTATTGACTTAGGTGTACAACACAATAAGAGAGATTTAGCTAATGAAGCTATAGCAAATGGAGCTACTCTTGCACAATTCAGAGGAACACTACTAGAGACAATCGCAAACGATAAGCCACTTGATTTACCATCAAATGTGGATATGAATGAAACTGAGCAAAGAAGCTACAGCCTACTTAAAGCTGTATCTGAAGCTGCTCAAGGCAAACTATCAGGACTAGAAAAAGAAGTTTCTGATGAAATTGCATCAAGAACTGGTAAGGAAGCAAGAGGTTTCTATATGCCAACCAATATTGGTTTCAGAGCTAATCAAGTTGTTGGAACAAATAATGTTGGTGGATTCCTTAAGCCTACAGACCATCTTGGTGATGAGTTCATCGAAGCTCTTAAAGCAAAATTAGTTGTTGGACAAGCAGGTGCTAGAATCCTGCAAGGCTTAAAAGGCGATGTTGCTATTCCAAAAATGTCAGCAGAAACATCAAACGTATCATTCGTTGGTGAAGATTCAGCTCCAGCAGAAGGTAATGCAACTTTCGCACAAGTCACCATGTCTCCTAAGACATTGGCTGCACAGCTTGATATTTCAAGAAAACTTATGCTTCAGTCAGACCCTTCAATCGAAGCAGTACTAAGAAATGATGTTATCGCATCTTTCGCAAGAAAGATTGACGAAGTAGCAATCGAAGGCGGGGGTTCAAATGAGCCTTCAGGTATCATAGCTTCTTCAACAGGTAACGTAGTTGCTTGTGACACCAATGGTGGTGCAATAACATTCCAAGATGTTGTTGACATGATTGAGGCTGTTGAAAGCGATAATGCTATTTTAAATGATGGTTCAGTTGCATTTGTTGGTAACCCTAAAGTTACAGCAAACCTAAGAACACTATCAAAAGCAGGAACAGAAGCACAATTCGTTCTTGGTGATGATGGTAAAATCATAGGTTATAACTATCTATCAAGCACATTAGTACCAAGTGACCTAACAAAAGGTACAGGTACAAACTTATCTGCTTTAATCTTTGGTGATTTCTCACAATTACTACTTGGATTCTATTCAGGTGTTGATGTGATTGTTGACCCATACACAGGTTCAAACGCAGGTACAACAAGATTAGCTTTCTTCCAAGACTTTGACGTAGCTCTAAGACATGATGATAGCTTCTCCGTATGTAAAGATATTGTTACTTAATAATATTTTTATCTAAATTTAGGGCTACTTCGGTAGCCCTTTTTTTATGTATAATAAAATCTATGGATAATAAGAAAGTAAAATTCGCATTTAACCAAACTGCTCACTATAAGGGCAAAAGATATCAGTCTGGTGATTCAGTAGAAATGCCAGTTGAAGATGCTAACAAGTTAAAAAATTTAAACTTGGGCAATGTAGATAAACCTAAAGCAAGCAAAAAGAATAAGGAGAAAGCATGAAAGCAATAGCAACAAGAACAGTTTATTACGATTCAAACAAATACGAAGCTGGTGATGTTATAGAATGTAGCGAAAGAGACTTCGATAAGATTCTACAACCTTTAGGCTGTGAAGCTTATGAAGAACCAAAAAGTAAAACAACCAAAACCGATAGAGCAGTTAAAGAAGTAACTGAAAGAGCAGACGATTAATGGCATTAGAAACAGCACAAGATTTACTTAATTTCTTCGACACCGAAACGCATGGTGTCACAGCTAGTATTTCTATCGATGGCACAAGTTCAAATATCTCAGTCATACTAAATAATGAATATTTCGCTATTGCAGGGGAATCTGTTGATATTGATGGTACACAACCAGTCGTCACTTGTCGTAGCTCAGATGTGACAGGTGTCGATACTGCTGACACTATCACTATCAATAGTGCAACCTACAACATCGTCAATATACAACCAGATGGCACAGGGGTAACAGTTTTAATCTTACAAGACCAATGATTCTGTATAGCGAAAATCAATTAGACACAGCTTGGCAATACGATTGCAAACAACGCACTGCGAAAGGTCGTCACTGGATAAGTCGTGCTGATTATGAAAATTTGTTTGTATTGTATTTTGAAAGTGTTTTGCGTGGCGATGAGCTAATAAAAGTAGACATTTATATACCAGAAGATTTATTATTAGCAATAGATACAGAAATAGAATTCGATGAAGAGGAATTGCATTAATGTTAGATAAAATTAAAAATTTAGTCGGTACAGTAGCACCAGCATTAGGTTCTGCTCTTGGCTCACCTTTAGGTGGAGCAGCTATTAGCATGATTGCCGATAAGCTTGGTGTCCCGAACAATCAACAAGCAGTCGAAAAAGCCATTAGACAAGCAACACCAGATGAAATGCTTAAACTCAAAGAAGCTGATAATGAATTTGAGATTAAAATGAAAGAACTTGATGTTGATGTCTTCAGATTAGAAACAGAAGATAAACAAAACGCTAGAGCAGCTTTCTCAAAAGATTGGACAACAAAACTCATGGGGTTATTAACCCTATCTGGTTTTATGGGTTATATCTTTTTAGTGACACTACAACCACCAGAACAGAACTCAGAGGCTCTTATTAACCTTGTGCTTGGTTATTTAGGTGGCTTGGCATCAGCAGTCATCTCATTTTATTTCGGTGCTTCACAGTCTAAAGACGACTAATGCCGAAGAAAACCAAAGCTCAATTTAGCAAAGGACACGAACCCACAGCAGGGGTCAATGGCAAGAAAACATCGCAAGGTCGCAGGAACTTTGGCAGTTCAACTTTAAATAAACACAAAAGAAGAAACTATAAAAAGTACAGAGGACAAGGTAAATAGTTTAGAATGTTGTAATGGCACATTATCGACAACAGATTAGAGAACGCATAGTTACCACCTTAACAGGATTACCAGTAACAGGCTCTAATGTGTTTGATTCACGTGTTTATACCATAGAAGAAAGTAAATTGCCTTGTTTGTGTGTTTACACTACTTCAGAAACATCTAGCCCGATAACCATGAATCCACCACGAACTGTGGAAAAATTGCTTGAAGTAAAAGTTGAGATATATTGTAAATCTACCCAATATGCCACAGATTTAGAAGAAATAGCTAAAAATGTCAAAGAAGCCATGTATGGCGACAGATTAATTAACAATTTAGCTAAAGACAGCTACTTAACTGGCGAAGAAATTAATTATAATGGTGAAGGTGATGCTAATGTTTCAACAGCCACATTGACATTTGAAGTGCATTATCATCACGAAGAAGGAGTATTAGACTAATGGCACTAGTGATTGCAGACAGAATAAAAGAAACCTCAACCAGCACTGGTACTGGTAGCATTATCTTAAATGGTTCAGAAACAGGCTTTAAACGCTTTACAGATGCTTTATCGACAGGTGATACTACTTATTACACCATAGTTTTAAGTCAAGGCACAGAGTTTGAAGTTGGTATAGGGACATTCACAGCACCAAATCAGTTATCTAGAGATACAGTGCTTAGTAGTTCTAATTCAGGGAGTTTGGTTGATTTCTCAGCAGGCAACAAAACAGTTTTTATTGTCCAGCCAGCCAGCAAAGCTGTTACCCAAGATGCTAGTGGTAATATCTTTAATTTAGATACCGATAATTTATCAGAAGGGTCAAGCAATCTATATTTTACTAATGAACGTGTTGATGACAGAGTAGCGAATCTCTTAACAGCAGGTGCTAATGTCACTTTAACTTATGATGATGCTGCTAACACCTTAACCATTGCAGCTACCGAAGATGATTTATCCAATAACGATACTGACGATTTAGCCGAAGGCATAACCAATCTTTACTACACAAACGAAAGAGTTGACGATAGAGTTGCAAGCTTAATTCAAAATGGCACAGGTATCTCATGGTCGTATGACGATGCTAGTGGCACACTAACACCAACAATAAGTCTAGCTCCATTCAGCACTAGTGATTTATCAGAAGGTACTAATCTCTATTACACAACAGCAAGATTTGATTCTGCTTTTAGTGGTAAATCAACTTCTGATTTATCAGAAGGCACTAACTTGTATTACACCGATGCTCGAGCTAGAGCAGCTATTTCAGTGTCAGGCAATGCTATTTCATACAATTCAACCACAGGGGTTATCACAGCTAACTATGAAGAATCACCAACCTTTACAGGCGATGTGATTATCTCAGGCAACCTTACAGTCAATGGCACAACCACCACAATAGATACTACTAACCTCAATGTCGAAGATAACAACATTACCCTTAATTACTCCACAGGCGATTCTTCAGCTTCAGCCAATGGAGCAGGTATCACTATTCAAGATGCTGTTGATGCAACCACAGATGCTTCACTCACTTGGAACGCTACTAATGATGTTTTTGAATTTTCGCATGGTCTTGACTTTGGCGACAACGAAAGAATCAGACTAGGTGCTAGCCAAGATTTAGAGATTTATCACACAGGTACAAATAGTGTTATCACTGAAACAGGTACAGGCAGTCTTTATATAGGTGCTGACAATAATTTAATTATTACAAGTGCTGACTTAAATACTACAAAAGCAAGATTTAGGTCTACAGATGTACAGCTATATCATGGTGGCTCAGTTAAATTCGCCACCACCTCAACAGGGATAGATGTAACAGGTAACGCTACATTTGACGATAATGGTAAAGCCATCTTTGGTGCAGGTAGTGACCTACAAATCTACCATAATGGGACAGATTCTTATGTTGATAATTTGACAGGAGAACTATTTATAAGGAACTTCTCTGATGATAAAGACATCTATTTTCAATCAGATAATGGGTCTGGTGGCTTAACCACATATTTTTATATTGATGGTTCACTAAATAAAACAAGATTTACAGTTTACCCATTACTATTTAATGACAATATTAAAGCTGAGTTTGGTACTGGTAGTGACCTACAAATCTACCACGATGGTTCTAACTCATATATAGCTGATACTGGTACAGGTGATTTATTCATAGAAGCCGATAATAATATTAGATTTAG